CCACTTGAAATGGTCTCCGCCTGCGTTGAAATTACCACAACCAGAGACATTGCCCGACAGATCCTTAGACACAGAAGTTTTAGTTTCCAAGAATTTTCTCAACGCTATGCTGACCCAACTCGAGATCTCAATTTCGTTACAAGAGAAGCCAGACTACAAGACTCCAAAAACAGACAGAACTCAGTCGAAGTGGAAGATCAACAGTTACAAAATGAATGGTTTAGAGCTCAACAACGAGTCATCTATGCCGCACAACGAGAATACGAGTGGGCTATCAAGAATGGCATAGCCAAGGAACAGGCTCGTGCTGTGTTACCCGAAGGCCTAATTGAAAGCAGATTGTATATGAACGGCACTCTACGTAGCTGGATTCACTTTATTGAATTGCGTAGTGCAAACGGTACACAAAAAGAGCATCAACTAGTTGCTGTAGCCTGTGCTAAGGCCATTGCTGCCATATTCCCAATGAGTGAAAGCCTAGTGCAATGAAAGAAAAAATTGATCAATTTTGCAAAAACTACGAAGTACAAATTGTAGATGATCAAAAACGAAGGGCCAGATATCATCCTCCTAGGTATTTTACAGATCCTATGCGAGCAGATATTATCAGTAAGGATTTTGTAGAATTTGAAACTGAAAAAGTCTACACCGTTCAAATACCTGAAAGCCGCTTTCGTGCTCTAATAGAAATGGAGCAGAGATTTTTTGGCAACCATAAACACGGCTACAGTGATGCTGATATGTTTTCTATGCTTATGGAAAAAGAACGTGAGGAAAGTTGGTATCGGCAGTCAAACACGGCTGTGCAAAAAGCATACGAACAATACAGTATTATGCTTAATCTGGCAGGATATCAAAGAAAAATCTAAATGAAAACCGCAATTGTGATACCCGCGAGACTTGCAAGCACTCGCTTTCCAAATAAAATGCTATGTGATGTCGGTGGACAAACTCTTATTCGTAGAGTCTACGAACAATGCTTATCCACGGGGCTCGATGTATATGTTGCAACGGACAGCAAAGACATTGCCGCTGAAGTATCAAATGCTCTACTGGTATATGATTCTGAAAACGGTACAGCTCGTATTGCCAAAGCCATAGATCAAATGCCTCATTATGATGCCATAATCAATGTGCAGGGTGACATGGTAACAGTGCCTGTAGAAGATGTAAAGAAATTGCCATTGCTGCTCAATATCTACGATGTTGCCACATTAAAACATCCCATGGCAGATGGTCAACGACACGATCCTAACACTGTTAAAGTGATTTCGTCGGGCACCGAAGCACACTGGTTCTGTCGTGCTCCTTTAAAATACGGTGATTGGCATTACGGTATCTACGCTTACAGAATGGATGCTCTTAAAAAATACCAAACACTGACTGTCTATCCCGAAGAAAACATTGAAAGTCTGGAACAATTACGTTGGATACAAAATGGTTACACTATTGGTATCATCGACGCAGGAATCGCTGCTGAAATCAATACTCCGGAAGATTTAGAATTGTTCAAAAAAGAATCTTATTGACAGGTTTCTAGAAAGACTGTATAATTACTTTATTATGGCACAACACACAAACTATTGGTCTTGCTCACCGTTCGCTGATTGGCTTCGCGGTACTAAAAAACTGGCCGCGGGTACAGCCGATGAATGGGATGACTGGACCACAGCTGCTCAGATGAAGCACAACTTCCGTTATTGGTTAGCAGAAGAAGCACTTGGACACATCCAAGATTTTGTCACTTGGCCTGTAAGGACTCTTTATGATATCAAGTACTACATTAACAACCGTTGGGTTAGTCGCACTCATAGCCTTACCGCTCATCCCCGGGATATTAAGCCTGGCCAGTGGCAGGACGTGGGGAACCGCTTTTTGCCTTGCTTATTCAATGAGCTGGTTGATTTTGTTGAGATAGAATCAGCTTGGAGTCATATTGCCTGGGGCGACAAAGAAGCCCGTGCCAAGTATGATCCTCCCTTCTGGGCCAGTGGTTGGTTCCGTTGGCGTGTGTGGCGTTGCCCACAGGCTGGTCTCGATCACTTAGACTGGGCAATGACACTGACCAACACTGACTGGTGCCAACCAGACGATCCAGAATACGGCAAGCCCACCGGACAAGCAGAACGTGCCAAAGAAATCAAAGAACTCTACACCTGGTGGACTGTGACCTATCGTGCTCGTCCTGATCCATACGATGCAAGTGGATGGAGTGACTACTGCGAACAGGCTAGAATTCTCAATGGTGGCAAATTGTTTGGTGGTAAGAGTACTCCTGAACTTAAAAAACTAAGCGATAAATCACACAAGCTACTTCAGAAAATTGAAGCCGCATATGAAAAAGAAGATGAAGTCATGATGATCCGATTAATCAAGGCTAGAGATAGTTTATGGACCTAACAGCCGAAGCTCCAGCTAGGAGTATTTTAAAAGTTAATGAGTGGGGTACATCTAAAATGTACAAGGTTGTCTGCGAATGCGGCAACGATGATTGTACACATACTGTTGATATAGAGGCAGAAGATACCGGTGTAACTGTAACCATTTATACTAAAACAAGAACTAACTTTTGGTCAATGAATCGTTGGCAACACATTTGGACATTGTTAATCAACGGCCATGTAGACTTCGAAACTAACATACATTTGTCAGAACAAAGTGCTCTTAATTATAGTGAAACACTAAAACAAGCTGTATATGATGTTAAAAATTTCAAGAAGCCCCTCCCGTAATACCTTTCAAAAAGAAAAGTATATTGAACGTTGTAAGGAAGAGGGCAAAGAGCCTAGCAAAGCATATATTAGAATGTACGAAGAACATAATTTTGATAAACTGATCAAAGAAGAGGATCCCAATTGGCGTAAAGACAATATGGAATATGATCTTCGATCCACTGATTGGATACTGGCCAAGGTTCGTGAAAGTAATGTGTATGCTCAGAATCTTTATGCAGCCATGTGCAATATGCAGTTTATCAAAATGGATGTTTTACCTATTCTAAAAAATCAACGCTGGTCGTGTTCGTGGAGATACGCTGGTGGTATCGTTGCCGATATGCAGGAGAAAGGCGATTACATTGATTGGTATTGTAGCGGTATTAGAGATACTAGAACTCTAATTGCAAGCGAGTTTGCTGTGCTCACTGAGCAACAACAACTGGCCTATAAAGAAGGTGAAGGCTATGTTAGCGAAGGCATAGTCACTGATGAGATCCGTGAGGATCTATTTCGTCTGGGCTGGGTAGTCCAAGACGATAGAATGGACGACTAACCAAAAGGAGACAATAGTCCAAAATGAACTGGGAACTTTATGAAGTATGGGCCGAGGACGATGCCGGCCAAGAAGAGTTGATTGAAACAACCAACAGCCGTAAGCAGGCTTTTGAAATTGCTCAGACTCAATTAAATTTGGGCTATATTGCCAGCATTGTGTATTTGGAAAACGAAGATGGCGAGTTAGAAAAGGTCAAAAGATTTGAACACAGTTGACAATCTTGATAAATGGTGTTATACTATAAGTATTGTTTAACACACTGGAGTGAAAATGGCTACTAACGCAAAACATTTGGCAGAAGTTCGTGCAAAGAAGGGTCGTGACTTTAGCCCAAAATGGGAAGGACACGAAACCTGGGATACCAATCAATTCTTACGCCAGTTTCATTCTGCCATGGCCTGGTATCGTTTAGAAAGTTCTGCCAAGGAACTCAAACCCAAAGTGATAGATTGGATGGGTCGTCAGGGCTGTACCAAAGAAGATATTTCTGCATTTAAGAAAACCAAAGACAATCGTTGCGGCATGACAATGGGTGCAGTTGCAGCCTGTCTACTCAAAGGTATGCCTAGTGTTCGTGACGAGTTCAATGAAGGTAGAGACACTGCCGTTTGGTTGCGGGCTCGTATCAACGAAGTTATTGAGCAGGGACGGGACGATGTTGATGACAGCGATAGCGGCATTGAGGTTAAAAAAGATGTATATGTTCCTAGCATCCAAGAACGGCTTCGTGAAGTGTCTTTGGGAATGACTGAGGAAATTGAAGCAGCCATCGAAGCGTTTCAAACTGATCCCGAAACATTTGATCCAAAGGCATTTAAAATGCTGAACTTGCTCAAGGCAAAACAGGCCAAGGCAGCTCACGCTCGGATCATTCGTGACTTTTATGCTCGTGACCTTACAGAGCTACTTGAGCTCGCCAGTGGCAAAGCTGACGAGCAGTTGAAAGAAGGCTACAGTCACCGTAGCAAGAAACAGATTAAATCCTTTATTGCATTTTTACAAGAAATTGAAAGTGCCTGCAATATGCTAATGCAAGAGGCCAAGGTTAACAAGAAGCCCCGTGCTAAAAAGGTTGTCAGCAAAGACAAGATCATTGCCAAACTCAAGTACAAGAAGAGCGACGAGCCTCTCAAACTGGTTAGTATTAATCCAGCAGACATTATTGGTGCTCAGGAATTATGGATTTTTAACAGTAAAACACGCAAACTTGGCAAGTATGTGGCTGCTGAGTTCCAGGAACTTGGTATCAAAGGCACCACTATTACAGGCTTCAACGAAATAAAAAGTGTGCAAAAAACTTTGCGTAAGCCTGCAGAACAAATCAAGGCCTTTAAAGAGGCTGGCAAAGTGGTTCTTCGCAAGTTTCTTGAAGAGATTAATGCAGTAGATACCAAGATGAACGGTCGAATCAACGAAGATATTATGCTGTTAAAGATTGCATAATATTTCAGTGAGAGTTTGATAAATACTGATATGAATAATACCAATATCGATCAAACTCTTACTGAATTCAACGATGCTTTTAAAGCACTGTTGGAACAGGCACATCGACCTGTTGCTCAGGAAATTACACAATTTGTAGAATTTCGTGCCAAAGACGGTAGCACAAATAACGGCAAGGGCATCCTTTGGTTCGGTGAAGGTAATGTAAAACAATTTGTGTACAATGAAAAGCCGGATAGATTTTTCTCATCTGAGCACATTGAACTATTCAAAGATCGCACATTGATCATTGGCGGAGTGCCTATTCTTTCTTCTACGGAACTAGGCACATCTGTAACAAAGAGCAATCTACGTGAACTAGGAAGACTTCGAGGATTGATCGTAGACGGATCAATAGTAATCGATCAATACATCTATTACAATAAAGAAAATAATAGACTGGGACTAGGTACGGACACTCCAAATGCAGGATTATCTGTAGCAGAAGACGGCATTGAGGTTATGCTTGGAACTAAAGATCAAACACGAGGAATGGTAGGAACACATGCCAGTACTCCTTTTGACATTATCACCGATAATACAACTAGAATAAGCGTATCACCTAATGGAAATATACAACTAGGCAACACTGAACAACCCCCTATTCAAGTGTCAATTCATGGAAAATTAAGTATTGGAGTCAAGAATCCCGATCCAGCGGTCGATTTACACGTAAACGGATCAGTAAGATTTAACGGACATATGCAGTCATATGCAAGCACACCCCCGGACTATGGTGCATACACTCGAGGTGACATAGTTTGGAATTCAGAACCAGAAATTAAAAAGTATATAGGTTGGGTCTGTGCAAAATCCGGTGTGCCAGGAACTTGGTTACCATTCGGAGAAATCAAAGAAAGAGATAGATGATACCTAATTCTGTACTGGTAATGGGCAATGGCGAAAGTCGTGGTTCTATTAATATACAAAATTTATTAGGTAATATATTATTGGTAGGCTGTAACGCCATACATCGAGACGCTGTGGTCAATCACCTTATTTGCTGTGATGAACGTATGGTAAGAGAAGCAGTAGAAAATCCAAACACAGCTTCAACATTTATATATGTTCGAGAACACGCATATCAATGGTTTCGCAAGGTGCAAAAGCACAAAAATATAATTCTATTACCTGATATTCCCAATCAAGAACACAATAGAATTGATCAACCAAGAAATTGGGGTAGTGGAACTTATGCATTACTGGTTGCTTCTCAGTTGCCAGACATTAAAAAAGTTTATCTATTGGGTTTTGATTTATACGGTAACGATACGTTAGTAAACAATCTTTATAAAAATACAAAAAATTATTCTTCCGGAGGATCACACTCAGTTGATCCTAGCTATTGGATTTGGCAAGCAGCCAAAGTATTCAAATTGTTTCCTACTATAGAATATAATATTGTGAATCATGACAAATGGCTGATGCCACCAGAATGGAAAAAATCTAATGTTGGGTTTCTTAGCATAGATAATTTTAAGAATCAGTTGCAAAACAGTTAAATAGACTGTATACTAAAACTTAGCGGACTTTCTACGTCATTCATCCCGCTTTATAAACTCTGCATGTCGTCAAACTTGCTACCTTACAAAGGAGACTAGAGATGGCAAATCTACAACCCGTACTTTATAAGTACACTTCGACAAAAGAATATCACGATGCATTTCCCTGTGCTTACAGGCAATGGAGAAGTGATAGTCACTGTAATCTAATTCACGGCTATTCATTTAGCATGAAATTTTACTTTGGCACCAACGACCTAGACGTCCGCAATTGGGCGGCTGACTATGGTGGTTTGAAAGAACTTAAAAAGACACTGGAAGATCAATTTGATCATACACTAATTGTTGCACAAGACGATCCATGTCTTGCTACATTTAAAATGTTGCAAGAAAAGAATATGGCTAAGATTGTTATCCTGCCGGCACTAGGCTGTGAAGCACTAAGCGACATGCTTTACAAATACGTGAATGGTGTTTACATTCCAGAAATGTGGGGTCCTGGTGAAGCAGCTAGGCTTTGGTGTTATCGTGTAGAAGTACGTGAGACACAGAGCAATATGGCTTTCCGTGAAGGTCATCGAGAATGGAATGAGGATCTGTTTGCGTGAACTCGCTTGAACGTATATGGGCCCGGGCGACCGGGCACCTAATGGGTCAAACAGATGAGGATAGACCAGATGTGCCCATCCTTTCTCTACGCGAAGCTCGAATTGCTCTATTCTTTAAAACATTCTGGGTAATTATTCATGTTATAACCTGTCTGTTTATTATTGCCAACACCATTAGACATTGGTAAATAATTATATGCGTACATTTAACATTCATAATATAAAATTAGGAAACAACGAGCCGTTGGTATTGATTGCCGGGCCTTGTCAAATTGAAAGTCTAGACCATACACTCGAAACTGCACATAGCATAAAAGAAACCTGCGATAGTTTAGGAATTAAATTTATCTATAAAAGCAGCTTTGACAAAGCCAATCGATCTAGCATATCAACTCAACGAGGTATTGGAATTGACGAAGGTTTAAAAATTCTCAATACCGTTAAACATCAGTTAGGAGTGCCAGTTTTAACTGACATTCACGAAAGCTATCAGGCAGAACTGTGTGCTACAGCTGGCATTGATGTACTACAGATCCCAGCATTTCTCTGTAGACAGACTGACCTATTGTTGGCAGCAGGTGCTACAGGCTGTGCCATCAATGTCAAGAAGGGGCAGTTCCTTGCACCTCACGATATGAAGAACGTTGCGACAAAGATTGCTTCAACTGGCAATGACCGCATCATGTTATGCGAAAGAGGATACACTCATGGATATAATAATCTTGTTGTTGATATGCGTAGTCTACCCATTATGGCAAGCACCGGGTATCCAGTGGTCTTTGATGCCACACATAGTGTTCAGCAACCAGGGGGATTGGGCTCAGTCTCCGGAGGGGATCGTACTATGGTCCCGTACCTCGCGAGGGCAGCAGTGGCCACCGGATGCGTAAGTGCGGTGTTTATGGAATGTCATGAAGATCCAGACAATGCCCCTAGCGATGGTCCCAATATGATAATGTTGTCTAATCTTAAAAACGTGTTAGAAAGTCTTATAAAAATAGATGGAATTGTTAAATCCTCCTCAAACTAAACAAGAACGAAAGCGACTCAAGGCTATTAGAAGATTTGAAAAAGAGTCTCAACATCTGCAAAAAGAAATTGGTGTCGGTGATGCTAATCCTGAAAAAGTAACTGTTCTGTGTGTAAAATTTGGTACTAAGTACGGGCGTGAATATATCGAACGACTTCGGAACATGGTATCCCGCCATCTTACGGTACCTTATGAATTTGTCTGCATCACTGATGATCAACACTCCATACCTGGTGTTCGAAGTATTGTGCAACCTATGAAAAATTATAAAAAAATATGGTGGCACAAGGTACATATGTTTGATCCTGGGCTGCCAATACAAGGAAGAATATTATATTTTGATCTTGACGTGATAATACACGCCAATATTGATAGTCTTGCAATCGGTCACGGACATAGTTTCTTGGGTATCAAAGATTTTAATAGAAAATTTCATGCTTCATGGACCTATCTCAATAGTTCAGTTATGAGTTGGATACACGGATCACAAACTCATATCTATCAAGAATTTAATAATAACCCAAACGAAGCACAAAAACTGCAAGGTGATCAAGATTGGATATGGAAAACCAGCAAGGATCGTATAAAGTTTTGGCCCATAGAATGGATTCAAAGTTACAAATGGGAAATTCGCAGTCGCGAAGAACTGGTGTTGAAGGACGGTAAACGAAACTTCAAGTCAGTGATCAATCCAAAAATTCCAATCAATTGCAGTGTTTGTGTATTTCACGGAGATCCAAATCCTCACGATGTTTTAGATCCGTATGTAGTTGACAACTGGCGGTGATTGTGCTATAATAATAGCATGACTACTATTACCCCCGAAGCATTACGCACTCTGCTTCTTGAAAACGAGTGTGTTGTTGAATTTACCAAAGTCAACGGCGAGACTCGAGCTATGCCCTGTACACTCAAGGCAGAGCTCATTCCTGCTCCTACTCCCCATATTAGTAACACAGACAATCCCGTTGACTTTCCCAAAGTTAAAAAAGAAAATCCTAATGTTATGAGTGTTTGGTGTTTAGATAAAAAGGAATGGCGATCCTTCCGTATCGCCAATGTGATCTCAGCGAAAGTAAAAGATGAAACTAACACAGTACAGTCGTAATCGTATCCTAGAAACTTTTAACCGCTGGAATGTACCTAAAGAGTTTGCCGAGCCAATGTACAATTATCTTGTTCATGGGTTTAGTCCGGGCGGATGTTTTACCGCGGTGCTAGCCAATGACTTTCACCGTGCTATACGTAGCAGTCATCCTGGCAACACTGTCGAAGCATTTAAGGCTCTGTCTGGTTGGATAGATGAATGCATACCTCCCGAAACAAAAGGTAACTATAATAATGTTGAAGTTTGGTGCAGTCTACCTGCAGATGTTCGTAGATCAATATTAGAAGACTGCGAAATAATCTATACTGAGCAACAAGAAATTATGATGGCTCTGCAAAGTAAACCCACAGTTGAACCTGTCTTTTTTTAATGAAAGAAACTATGATTAAACGCATAGGCTTTGCCTGCAAATGGATCAATGATCCTGAAGAAGTCAACGGCATGAAGATCAATGCCAAAGACCGTGACTTAAATACTGGTGCTACTACAGTTAGGTGGTTGCGTGAACATCCCCAAGAAGCAGAACAGCGACTTTGGGACTTGATGAAACGAAATATTGATGCCTGCACCAAGTTGGTGGCCAGGGTAGGAACACTAGATGAAGATCTTAGAATGGTACGACTCAGCAGCGATATACTGCCTGTATACACTGAGCCTAGTTGGAAGTGGTTTTGGCGGCAGCCCGATGTTAGAGCCTATGCAGAAACAGCATTTAGAACAGTGGGAGATTTGGCTCGCCAGAACGGTGTTCGCCTGTCTTTCCACCCTGGTCAGTTTTGCGTGTTGGCATCTATCAACCCTGGTATTGTAGAACGAAGTATCGAAGAGTTTGAGTATCATGTGGACATGGCTCGCTGGATGGGCTATGGCAAGACGTTTCAAGACTTTAAGATCAATGTGCATATCTCGGGTAAGCAAGGTCCACAAGGTGTTCGTGATGCTCTAAGCAAAATGACACCCGAAGCCCGTAACTGTCTTACCATTGAGAATGACGAAATGACCTGGGGCATTGACTCTAGCATTGAATTGGTCAAGGACTGTGCCCTAGTCATGGACATACATCATCATTGGATTAACTCTGGAGAATATATTGAAGCAACTGACGACCGTGTTAAGCGGATTATTGATAGCTGGCGTGGCGTTCGCCCTGTTTTACATTATAGTGTTTCACGGGAAGACTGTCTTATTGACCATCCCGGACATATCCGTCCCAATCTTTCGACCCTCTTAGAGCAGGGCTACAAAAAACAAAAGCTCAGAGCACATTCAGAATTTTACTGGAATACAGCAGTAAATGAATGGGCACTGAGCTTTCGAGACTCGTTTGACATCATGTGCGAAAGCAAGGCTAAGAATCTATCCAGCTTTGCACTCTATGAACAAAGTCTTAAGCAGCCGGCTTTACTTTTGGCTTAAGTGGTGCTTTTGGCTTAGGTGGTGCTTTTGACGTTGCAGTCTTTGGAGCAACAGGCTTTTTGGCAACCTGTGGCTTTTTAGGTGCAGGCTTTTTAGCAGGTGCTTGTTCAACCACAGCCGCTGGAACAACTGCTTCTGCCTCAACAACCACTGCTGAGGCTAATGGGGCTTCTACAGCGCCTTCAGCCTGAACGTTTGTAGGTGCTGACTCAGCTTTATATGGGGCTTCCGCAGTTGTTTCTGCTGGCTTACCACCAAATAGTTTCTTTAATAAACCGATCATATTAAATCTCCTTAGGAATTTATTTAGCGGTAAATACATATATGGAATTTAAATTCATTCAAAAGTTTATAATCGAAGGCAAAAAAGACAAACTCGTACAGTTGACATTGCCCTACGATCGTGAGGAGTTGGCGCCGATAAAATCTAAAGAAACTATAGATTATCATTATGGAACGCTGTACAAGGCCTATGTTGATCGATATAACAAGAGCGAGGGCGATGATGATTTCAACGAAGCTGGGGCGTTTTTACACAATATCTATTTTGGTCAACTGCAAAAACCAGAGGGATCCAACAGACCTTATGATGCTATTTTACAGTTTATAGAAAAACATTTTGATACGTTTGATCAGTTCAAAGAAGAATTTGAAAAAACAGCCATGACAATACAGGGCAGCGGATGGGCATATTTGGCTCGTGATGGCAAGATCAAAACTATTGCGAATCACGAAATTAGAAATGATATTGTGCTGTTAGTAGATTGGTGGGAACACGCTTGGGCTTTAGACTATCAGGCTGATAAAAAAAGCTATTTGAAAAACATATGGAAGCTAATAAACTGGAGAGTAATCAATGGCGTACTCGGACAAAGTAATCGATCACTATGAAAACCCACGTAATGTAGGATCATTTGCTAAAGATGATCCCAACATAGGCACAGGTATGGTCGGTGCTCCGGCATGCGGAGATGTAATGAAATTACAGATAAAGGTAGACAATGATACAGGTCTTATTACAGATGCAAAATTTAAAACGTATGGCTGCGGATCGGCTATCGCGAGTTCGAGCCTCATTACAGAATGGGTCAAAGGAAAAACCCTCGACCAAGCCGGAGCAATTAAAAACTCCGAAATCGCCGAAGAACTAGCCCTACCTCCAGTAAAGATACACTGTAGTATTCTAGCAGAGGATGCAATCAAAGCAGCCGTAAATGATTACCGTAACCGACACAGCCTGTAAAAGAATTAAGCAAACACTTGCCAAACGTGGCAAGGGTGCGGGTATTCGAATAGGTGTTAGAACTACAGGGTGTAGTGGGTTGGCCTACGTATTAGAATACGTAGATGACTACAAACCCGAAACTGGAGTAACTAATTTTGCTCAAGATGGTTTTGTTGTTTTGGTAGATGCCAAAAGTCTAGTGTATCTAAAAGGGATAACTATGGATTGGGTTCGCAATGGGCTCAATGAGGGATTTGACTTCGTCAATCCCAACGAACGTGATCGATGCGGTTGCGGTGAAAGTTTTAGAGTTTAGAAATATCTAGATCAGCGTCAGCGGGCATATCCCAGATTTTCTTGTGATCTACTCCTGTTCGCTGCGCAAATCTCTTGATATCGCACCCAGAACAACAATGAAAGTAGTTGTTATTCAACCGTTTTCTATCTATATTTTTTAGATCTCTTTCAAACACTGCATCACAGTCATCACACTTTAAAGTCACAACGGTTTTTGTCCTGGTATAACTGTGTTGATTGCCCAGTTTACTGAACCTAACATATTGATTTTTCTGCGATCTGGTCTGTATGAACATCTAGTATTTACATTAGGCTTATAAAAACTTTGGATAAATATTATCGATATCCAAACACATAGGATCTGCTATGGCAAGAAAAATTATTAATATTGGTGCAATTGGCAACGACGGCACCGGCGACAGTATCAGAGACAGTTTTAGATCTGTCAACGACAACTTTAGAGAACTCTATAGTTCACTAGGACTAGGTGAAAAACTCACATTCATAGGTCTAGATGATACACCCGAATCATTTCCTAACGATTATGAAAATGCGTTGGTTGTGATCAATGATACCACAGATGGCGTGGTTTTCAAAAAACTAGAAGCTGGCGAAGGTATTCAAATTGATTTTGATACTAGCCAAAATTCCATTGTAGTCAACAGCCTGTTTTCAGATATTTCAGGTGATCCAACTCCAAATCTAGGAGGGCCACTTGATGCTCAAAGTGGCGGAGTAAGATATCCCATTGGAAATTTACCTAATATAGGATCTTTTTCTGAACTTACTGCGTCAATTGGCAGAATAAACACAGCTCACGGATCCGCTGCCACAGACACAAACAGACTGGCAGCCAACAAGGGCTATGTAGATTCCAAGATATCCCTGCAGGGAATAGATGCTGTTGATCCTGCTACCAATACAACCAACACTGCATTTGGTACCATGACCGGGCCGTTGATACTTTCAAGAGACCCTGTGGATGATGATGATGTGGCCTACAATGGTTTGATAGCTGCCACCAAACGATATGTTGACAGTTCCGGTTATAGCAGCACAGTGAATCTGTATGTGAGTACAGCCGGGTTAGATGATCGACCAGGTGTTGGATTAGACCGACAAGGTCGCAGTTTGGCCTATGCATATAAGACACTAGAAGCTGCTCTTAAACGTGCAGAAGAATTGGTGCTGGAAGCACCGTTAGAAATTGGCCCTTACAAGAAAGTTCTTACTTGGAACAACGGTGATGAGCCTTGTACTCTAGTAGAAATTGACGATACCAGTGCTACCGCAGGCACTGGTTTCAGTCCTGCATTTATTTTTATGAATGTGGACACAGTTGAAATTGTCAGCGGTGGCCTAAATTATCTACCCGGTGACATACTTACTGTGGCCACTGGTACCGGTACAGCAGCAAGATATCAGGTGCTGTCGGTTGGTCCTGGCGGCTCAGGAGGACGAGGACCAGTTACTGCCATTAGACAGATCACTGGCGGCAACTACAGCGTGTTGCCCGCACCAGTGGCTCCAGCAGCCACTACCTGTCCCGGCAGCAGTGTTGGTGTTAGAACTGGATGCACACTAAATCTCACATTCAAAGTGGCCAGAGTGCAGGTTAACTCGGGAGGCCGTGGAACTGGATACGGTTTAGTGTCAGTGAGATTTGTTGGTGGTGGTGGTGGTGGAGCCTTTGGTGTAGCAGATGTTAGCGCAGTTGACGGCGGCATAAACAGCATCAGTATCACCAACGGAGGAACAGGGTTTACTTCGCAGCCATCTATACTTGTGAGTCTTCCAAGATTTAGATTGTTTACCAGCGGTTACAGAACAGACTTTACTGGAAATCCTGCATTGAGCACAGTGGCTGCTAACGCAGCCAAAGACATACGAGAAGGACTATATCTTCGTGGGGAAACGTCTGGAGCTCTTGCACAGATTCTAGCACACGACGGTACTTTGGACACGTCCGGCAATGAAGAATTTGATGTTGATGTTGTCAGTGGTGAATTTGTTGTTGGCGAGGTTATTTCATTCGGTGATGTAACCAAACGTATTCAAATTTCTGTATTTGTTGAAACTGGCATTTACCTAGAAAATTTACCATTACGTGTGCCTCAAAACGTGGCAGTAATAGGTGATGAATTTCGTAGAACTATTATTAGACCACAGATAGGCTTTGACAGTTCCAGTCCCTGGGCATTTTTGAATTTTAGACGAGATCCTGTGGTAGACGGACTGACTGTGGCAAATGAACTGTATGGTTATCACTATCTAGCAGATTCCACACAGCCTGTTTATCCCCTGATCAATAACAAAGGTAACTATACCAGTGCTGCACGACTGATCACATTGAATAGAAAGTTTATTCAAGATCAGGTCATAGGTTGGATCAATAATCAAATTTTAACAAACACTGCACCATTTACATCTGCATTTGACTACAATGAAGATATCTGTTATAGAGACGTTGGCTTGATCATAGACTCTATGGTATTTGATTTGAAATGGAGTGGACAGAATCGCACAATTTCTGCTGCATTGAAATACAAGGGACCAGCAGTTCCGGGCAGTAATCCTGCACTAGCTATTGGTGCGCAACTGAGTCAGACTGTGGCCGGTATTCAACGTATCAACACCTTGGCCCAAGACATTATCGACAATGTGAGTATTGCGGCACTGTATACATTGTCCGGTACTGTGGCCACTACTGCCACAGTACCAACACTACAGACTCTAGACGAAGGTCTAGTGGCAGAAGTAGGATCCGATACTGTGATCACATTGTTGACCAATGCCATAGTTGATGTTATCAGCAACAGTGGAACAGTAAACTATCCCAAAGACAACGGCGATATGGACATGTTCTTGTGTAACGATGCTGTAATCCTAAGAGCCATGACCTTCCAGGGTCAAGGTGGATTTGCAATGGTATTAGATCCAGAGGGACAAATCCTTGCTAAATCTCCGTACTGTCAAGAATCTGCATCCTTTAGTAGAAGTATAAATGCCAAGGCATTTTCTGGTGGTATGTTTGTAGATGGATTCACCGGCAATCAGAAATTTGTCATAGACAGCAAAGACAGTAATATATTTTTACGAGTATCGGGACTGCTGAGACCGCCTAATACTCCCTGCAGCTTTATTGTCAGTGGTGAAATTTACAGAATAAACTACATTAGAGGGTATACATTTGGAACAGGTGCTGC